ACTGGTAGGTCGGAGGTTGAAATACCCTCCTGTAGTTTTAGCTTGTCCTGACGGTCTCCGCGAAGAGCTCCCTCAAGTAGCTTTGCTGCCTCAATGTGGCGAGCTGTAATTTTCTGAGTCATATTTATTCCTATCGACTAAGCTGCTGCGTCGGCTGAGTTGGCAACCAAACGGGCTACAACGTATCCAGTGCCTGATTTGACACAGTGTCCGATGAACTTGTTGTCGGTTGCTGTTGAAGTCACAGCGTCGTCGGAGTCAACGTAAACGTTTGCCCCTACCGCAATGTCGTCGTTTGCTGTTACAAACTTGAATACACCATCAAGTTTGAGAGTGGTGTAGTGGTTTCCATCTTCACCGGTGAATGCGTCTTCCATTGCCACGCCAACTACAGTTCCAACAGACACTACGTCTCCTGAATCAACTGTTGATGCGACAGGGAATACTAGTTCGCTACCAATTGCGTAAATCTCGTTGAGAGCCATTTACTATCTTCCTTACTTCTTAGAGATTCGGTTGACAATAGCGTCAAACTCGTCTGCGGCGGTCATGCTAGGTGTTGCTTCCTCGATGACACCGAAGGTGGCACTTGGAACTGAACTCGACTCGGAAATTGCAGTGACGTAGTTCTTCTCGTCAGCAATTAGCTCATCAACATTCTTTTGGTTAAGCTCGCTTTTTAGGGTCTCTGCTATTCTAGCAAGGGCCATAGTAGGCAAGCGTGATTCGTTGAACTTCACAGCCACATCAACGGGGTTAATAGCTTCGGTGACCTCTTCAGGTTCGCCCTCTACTTCTTGACCCTCGGCAGGAGTGGCAGCCTCTACTAGGGCCGAAATCGACTCGCGTAGTGGTGTGAGAGCTTCAACAACGGTAGTCTTAAGGTCTAGCATAGCAGCCTCAAATTCTTCCTTTGTAATCATACTTTCATTTCCTTCCGATAGGGACTCTGACACCTGTGCGGCATCTTCGTCCTTCTTTGTGTAGCTTTCAAGTAGAGTCAAGAATTTTCCTCCAGCTCCGGCTACGGTAACAACATCTACGCTCGTTAGTGGGTCTGCCACTAGAGATTCGATGATTGGGCCTTCTCGCCCTTCTGCTTCTCCGGCACTGGCTTCACCAAATGCGTGGATAGACAAACCTACATCCCCAGCCATCTCCTTTATAATAGGAGCGTAGTGGGAATAAAATTCAATATCTGCGACAAGACCGTTCTCGGAAAACACGGCATCGCTAACAAGTTTACCTGCTAGCTGGTGCACATCTCTTTCGGGACGGTCAGATGACTCAGAGTTTGATGGATGGTTCATAAATACTTTGGTGCCCTTTTTGAATACCTGTGGTCCGTATTCCTGAAGGACGGCAGGGGCGTAGTACCCTGATGAGCCCCATCCGGACTCAATAACTTTTACACGCCACTTATTGCCCTTGGTCTCTACCGGGGCAAATGTAACGGACTCGTTTAACTTAATAGTCATAAATCTCCAATGAAGTAATCACTAGGAATTATTATACCATGCCATTATGCAGTTGGTGCTGCGTCCGCCTGAGCTAGGTCTTGTGCGTTGTCTTGCATTGAACCAGCAACTCCAGTGTTACCCTGCGAAGGTACAACGCTAGAGCCGGTCCCAGAGCCTCCCTCTGATGGTGGGCCTAAGTGGAGCTTAGGAATGTCAAGTGTCTCGATAACTGCCTCGCGATATTCATCGTCCCAGATAGCGTTTGTCTCTTTCGCAAGGGCAAGTGCTTGCATCAATCTTTGGCTTGGCTCAGACTCAATTTTTGGCCAGTTTATCTGTGGGTCTTTGGCCCCGATGAAGTTAAGGACTCTCCTGTAGAACTGGGTCCAAATTTGCTGGCGAGCTTCCATTGCCTTAAGGGTCGGTACGTCAAGTGTAGCAGCGGTGCCGTAGGCACCCGAAGTTCCAGGGTCAGATAGCAAAGCAACCACGGATACCTCTAGTGCGGAAGCTACCATAGAACCAAGTGGCCTGCCGTCTGTTAGGTCGACGCTGCCGCCACGAGGCATCGAGCTGAGCTCCATGTCTGCGCCCATTACAGCTGTGGAGCCGGCACCCGGAGGCGTAGCGATTGCAGCGGCTGCGTTAGCAACACCAGTCTTGGTCTTTGACTTTAGCTGCCATGCAAACATGGACAAAGCCTTAAGCATTCTTGAGCCGTCTTTTAAATACTCGTTGTAAGCGTGTGCCCAAGGCACTGCTGGCAAAGCATCTGGCACACCAAAGACTCTACCGGCTCTACGATTAACTCTACTTGCAAACATCCTAAAGGTTGCGTCTACTGGGTCATCTGCAATCCTTGCAACAAACCTACCGTTTAGCGGGTTGTAGGTGTCAGTTGGATACCAGACCTTTAGCTCTTGGTCGCGGTTCCCAGCACCGCCTAGGTCCTGAGCCTTGCGAGTCCAGCTGCGCCTGTAGTACCAGATGTCCTCCGGGTTGTCAGGGTTGGTTACCACTCCGGTAATCTCGGTAAAAGGAATCCTCTGGAACTGCTTAGTTGACAGGCTGCCTAGCACAAAGAACTGGCCATCAGTAAAGTGGCTACGCTCGTTTATGGTCTGTGCCTCGGAGCTGAACAGTACGTCTTGGTTAAACTGGTCATCGATGTACTTCTGGATTCTAGGTGCAAGGATACCAAACGATACTCCCTTGCCGAACACGTAACTTGAACGCAAAGCGCAACCACGCTTCAGCAGCGGGTTACCTTCTGCCAGTTCTCTGATTCTACCTGAGGCATCTTTCAACTGGTCAAGAGTAAACCCATCTGTGCCCGCAGCAACTGAGATATCATTCCAACCGTTGTCATCGAATGCCATGACCGCTTGAGTCATTGATGCGTAAGACTCCCGCAAAAGCTCATTTTCTGCTGACATTGCGTCAAATTCCTGGGTAAATTTCTTCAAATCCATATTAAAAGTCCTTTAAAAGTCAATAACACTATTCTACCAGATACTTACCAAGACCAAACCGAGAGGAAAGGGTCTTCCTTTTCCATGCTTGCGTAGTCATAACTCACAGTATCGCCCGGCTTCTTGTCAAGCCACGGACTACCAAGCAGTCCACTCATGTCGGCACAAGCGTAGACCGCAGCGTCCAGCGAGTCAGGTGACTTTACGCCCCGGCTTCTCATGTCATCCTTGGATTCAATCTGGATGGCACCCTTGGCGTTGAACTTGTACCTAATCATCAGTACCTCTTCAAGCAGGAGCTTGTCATCAGGGTCTAGGTCTATCTTGTTCCCCGCGAGACCTTCTTTAAGTGCATCGTAATTAGCTGCCCTCGCATTAAGCCAGCGAGTGTTATCAGGGCTAGCAGCAGAACCCAAGATAGAAATAACAATATACTTCCCATCACAAAGAGAGGCAACAATGTCAACGACAGGACCACCAAGGCCAGCAGCGTCAATACGAACTTCAGATACTCCATTGTCTATCGCCAATCTATGTATGCGAGTTGCGGTCTCAATGGCAGTTGCCTTGGACCAACTATCTAGGCGGCGCAGCCGTCCGCCGCGATTTATGTAAACTACAGAATCGTCCTCACCAAAGCGAGCGATGTCAGCACCCAGTACGGCTCGCTGCTCAAAGTCCTCTGGAAAGTCAGAGTCTATACCTCTATCTATGTTGGTCTGTGTAAAGAATGTGTTCTCAGCTTCGTCTGGGAACTCAGCCAGAATCTTGGACTTGAACCTAGTGGACTCTTCGCCCCATGAAATCTTCTGGCGCTCAACCCACTCCTTCTGGATTAGCAGTGGCAGCAGCTCAGGTGGTACCTCGTGCTTCTCGTCCGTGAAGTTAGGAGTGTCGTAGGCGCTAATTTTAATCTTATTCCAGGTTGGGTCATCTCGGAATATCTTGTGGAACGGCGTACCCCTGTTGTCCGGGTTGCCGATGGCTAAAACCCTAGCGTCCTTTGTGTTGGTAACAGCTTCAGTAGCCGTATACAAATCTTCTGGGATACCACCGGCCTCATCCAGGATTACCATAACGTATCTACGGTGGATACCCTGGAACGCAGACACGATGTCCTTGTCGGCTGGCCTTCTACCGAATGCAATTACAGTTCCGTCATCTAGCTTCCACTCTTGGCCTTGAGTAATGTAGCCGGGCATCGCGTGACCGTTGGCCTTGGCCAGTTTAAAGTTGTCTTGGATTTCACGGAAGAGCACACGTGCAATCTGTACATAAGTAGGTGCGGAACAAATCAACGCAACCTCGTATGGGTCGTGAGTAGCAATCCACCAAACAGCAAGCATACCCGCGAGACCAGACTTGCCGGCACCATTACAACTAACTACAGCCGTGTGGCTGTGGTCTACAATGCTGTTTGCAATCTCGCGCTGCTTGCTCCACAGGTGCTTGCCCAATACCTCTTCAACCCATAGAGCAGGGTCAACCAAGTACTCCGCCTTCTTGCTGCGTTTCCTCAGGTCCTCAATTACCGAATCTATAACGCTGTCAATCATTTATACTCCGTTGAGTAGAATCCTGGCCCCTTAAATACAATACTCTTAGGCGCACTTATTACTCTATACATTTTACCATTGCACCTACCGCAGGTTACATCTGGGTAAACGCCCATTGCGTGAGACCGTTCCTCGACGTGTGCCTTGTCGCAGGCGTAATCATAAACCGGCATCGTCTCTCCAGTTCCTAACAATCCAGTCCTCGGTGTGACGCAGCTTGTCAGCAAGTTGGCTTACCTGGGCTTGCTTACGCTTGGCTATCTCATCTGCCAAGTAGAACTGTGCCTTCTCTAGGTCCTGAATTGCATCGTTCTTTAAGTCTGCTCTCCAGATATACTTCATCACGTTGCCGAGGTTGTAGCCCATGTGTCGTGTTATCTCGATTGCCTCGACGCCACTTGGGTGACTGGTGTAGTGCTTTGGGTGGTTTACTAAGTCTGTCATCTCTGTCCTTTTGGTAGTGTAGCGAAGGTGAAAAAGGTAGTGTAGCGACCCCATGCAATCGTTTAGCCATCTAAACAATTGTAAGCGATTCGCTTGATAACACTTGTAACTCTAAAGTTACTTTTGCGTTTGTGCGGTATAGGTTACATTCCACTATTGTGGACTGTTGTCCATTTTTAT